AAGTTAGTAGAAAAGAATTCTTCAAACCAAGTAAAAAAGTAAAAGACGATGGCAATTCCTGATGTTAAGATAGTTCAGATCGGTGGAGGGCTTGGGCGACCGTCTCCAGGAGAAGATTACTACTCGGGACTACTATTTTATACCAATACGCTCCCATCAGGATTTTCAAGTTCGGACCGTATCAAACAGGTTCTTTCGGTAGTTCAGGCAGAGCAGCTCGGTATCTTAGCGGACTATTCCGACGAGACGCAAGCGCAATTCACGATTCAGTACGACACGATTGGTAATACTGGAGAATGGGTTGAATTTTACTACCAAGAGCCGATCAACAATGTATTTTTAGGTCGTTACAAAGTTTTGTCGACACAAAATACATCGGGCCTACAATGTGACGGATTGGCGGCGGCCATTAACGCGCTCACCAATACTCATGGATACGTAGCAGTATCGAACGGAACAGATATGGTGACGGTAACGGTTCGCAAAGGACTTGGTATCTATCCGAATTCGGGCAGTCCGTTGACATGGGTTCAGAATGCATCGCCTGTAATGTTTATCATTGCGAATCAGCAATCATCATCAGGTGTAGCATCGTTACTTGCCCAATGGCATTATCACATTGCCGAGTACTACCGATTAAATGTAACGGGCAACCTCACGGTTATGTTCGCTGCATTGTCGGGCAATACGTTCGATTTCGCTGAGCTAGGATTGATGACAAACTATGTAGAAGGCAAACTTCGTCAGGTTGGGGTATATCTCGCCAATACGGACACGTTCGCTTCTGCATCTGATATTGTATCTGCTGCTAATCTGCTTCAAACAGAATGTGCTGCATTGACTGTACTACATGCGCCTATGAGCGTTATCGTTGGTACTGACATGTCGGGAATATCCGATTTGACTACGTTGCAAGATCTTTCCGCGTTGAGCGATCCGAAGGTATCGGTAACGATAGGACAGGACGGTTCTAATCTTGGATATCAAATATTCAAAGCGCAGGGGTATTCAATCACCGATGTAGGTGCTCAGCTAGGAATGTTGAGTTCTCTCGCGGTGAACGAATCGACGGCCTACGTTGAGAAATGCAACTATACGAACGGATTGGAGCTTTCTGTTCCTGCTTATGCTAACGGCGTGAAAGTGGACTTCATCGCTGATACAAATTTACTCGCACAGTTAGACAATTACCGGTACATCTTTTTACGTCGATTATTCGGCAAGAATGGTACCTACATCAACAACAACCATTGCGCGGTAACATTCACATCTGATTACGCCTATCAAAACGATAATCGCGTATTCGACAAAATGAGTCGTTTGTTGTACGCTGGGTATGTTTCGTTTTTGTCAGGAACTATTCGCTTAAAATCGGACGGAACATTTAAAGACGAAGATGTAGCATATCTAACCTCTCTTGGTCGTGATGCATTGTCTGACATGCTCCGTAACGGTGAGATATCAGCCTTGGATGTTGTTGTTGATCCGACACAAAAGATATTGCAGACAAACAAATTGGTCGTAGCGGTATCTGTTGTTCCTGACGGGGTGGCTCGTAACATTGAAATTGATTTAGGATTTAAAACCTCTCTATAAATGGTAGCACTTGTAAATGGCATAAATTATTCATGGTCGGAGGTTAAGCTAGTCCTGTTCGGTCTTCCTGTTGTTGGAATCACCAAGATTCAATACGCTAGGAAGCAAGGTAAAACGAATAATTACGGGGTAGGGTCGAAGCCTGTATCGCGTGGTTATGAGAATGAGACCTACGAATGTACAATCGAAATATACGAGGACGAATGGCGTAAGATCATCGCGGCAAGTCCTTTCAAAGACCCATTGGCGGTACCTCCATTCTCAATCCAGGTGATCTGCGGTGGAGAAAGAACGATTCCACGTATCGACGTTCTCGAGATGTGCGAATTTACCGATGATGCATTCAGTGTTTCTCAGGGTGATGCTAAAATATTGAGAAATATTCCTATTATTGTAGGTGGAATAACCCACTTATAATATGATGACAGCACAAGAGATTCAGGCAAAAGCCGATGAACTAACAGCGATGGAAATACTTTCCGTTGCTAAGAAAGCAGGCGAAAAGGTATACGCTATTGCATTCAATATAGAAGACGATCAAGTTGTTGGATATCTTCGCGAGCCGAGGCGGCAAACCAAGATGGCGGCATGGGACATGATGGCAAAAGGCAAGGCAACCGAAGCAGGTGAGGTGATACTAACTGCATCGTTGATACCCGAGTATTCAGATCAGCGATTATTGTCCTTAGATTCGGCAAATGATGATATCTACTTATCGGCTTGCATTGAGTGTATTGGCTTCGTTAAAGTGTACGGATCGGACATAAAAAAAAATTAGAAGAAACAACGTTAACAACGGAAAGCCCTCTCATGCAGTTGATGTGTGCGAGGGTTTTTTATTATACGGGAAACGATCCCGACTTGATGACGGACGATCAACTCATAGTTAATTATAACAGGATCATGTTTTGCCTTAGCGAAAGAGGAGAATTACAAAAATGAGCGATACAGTAGAATACGTAATACGGCTTAAGGACCAACTATCATCGGGGCTGGACAAAGCGAAAGTATCGGCAGATCATCTGAACGAATCGATGAATCATGCCCAAGAAGCAGCGAAACTATTGGTTGAAGCGTTTGCTATCGAGAAAGTCGTTGAGTTCGGGAAGGCATCATTCGAAGCATTCGAAAAGGCACAGGCATCGGCGGTCAGGTTAGGCGCTGCCGTGGAAGCCGTAGGAGGTAATGCTGAATCGATCAAAGAACTTCGAGAACAAGCCGAAGCGCTTGAGCAGACAGGTATCTTTTCTCACGTAGCGACCGAGCAGGCTCAAACGATGGCGCTGCAATTTGGATTATCTACGGAGCAGGTGCATAAGTCCATGGCTAGTATCGAAGACTTTGCAGCCGCTACCCATATGAGCCTTGAAGAAGCGGAGCACGCCGTATTGCTTGGGGTTAATGGAATGGGTAGAGGATTGAAGGCACACGGAATCGAATTGCATCATACGGGAGATCGCACAAAAGACTTACTTGATATTACCTCGCAGTTACAGAATAGATTTGAAGGCATGGGATCGGTCATTGCATCTACTACTGTTGAGGGTAAGATGGCGCAATTTGAGAATAGAATTGAATCGATAAAAGAGCGAATCGGAAAGCATCTAGCAGAGGCATTCATGAAAGTGATGCCGTATGTGGAGAAGTTTATAAATGGTATATCTACGGTTGTAAGCTTTTTGGAAGAACATAAAGACATTTTATTGGTCGTTGCTGCTGCCATTGGTAGCGTTGCTGCTGCTATGTTGACCGTCACCATTGCGACAAAGGCATGGGCAATCGCTCAGGGTATATTGAATGCGGTACTAGAACTGAATCCATATATTGCGATTGCAACTGCTATCATCGCTATTGGAGGTGCTATATACGAAGCGTATCAACGATTCGAAAAGTTCCGAGCTATCATGGACGGTCTCGGCGCGGTGATCATGAAAGGGATATTCCCAATTTTCAAAGCATTGGGCGAGGTCATTGCAGGACTGTTCAACCCATCTATGATCGCTAAGGGTGCTAATGATATGATCTCAGCACTTAAGAATATCGGTCAGAGCGGAGGATTAACGGGCATCTTTGCAACGGGTTATATGGATTCGATTCGTGAATCACGCGCAATGAAGGCGGCAGAAGCAAACGCGCCAAAGGTTAAGGCGGCACATGGTGTAGCAGGAGCGATCCCGTCAGATTCGACAGGAGGTAAAGGTGGTACTATCGTAGGTAATAAATCGCTAGTAATTACTTTCAATATAAAAGAATTCGGTAAAATAGATATTCACAATTCCAATCTGACAGGATCGGCGACTCAGATAAAGCAGCAGATCACACGGGCTATGCTCGAGGCGGTCAACGATGGTCAGGTAGCATTTAACGGACTTTAACAAATAACATAAATGGCATTCGAACTCGAATTTGTAAATCAGTACCAAGGTAGAATCCCTGTTGTAAAGTCGGTTCGTGACGTTGCATTGTATAAAGGTCAGCTCGGAAACGATGTCTATTCTAACTTCGAAGTACAAGGAGGATCATATACGGACGATCAGGGTAATACCGTTTCATTCGATGGTATCACTATCGATACGGTATTGATGAGCGTAACGGGAGGCAACAACGTTGTAAAGACGGACATACAGGGAGCGCCAGGGACTACGAAAGAATATATCGCAAAGAAAGATTTTACGATAAATATTTCGATGATCATCGCCGGCGATAACGGTATTTATCCGCGCGATGTAGTCGATCAACTTCTACGAATATTATCTGCACCCGTTCCGATCAATGTAAATTCGTGGTATCTCACGATGTTCGGAATTTATCAGATCGTGATCGAGGACTTTACATTTGCACAGATAGCAGGCGGCCAGTCGCAGCAGAATGTAGAGATTCAAGCAGTGAGTGATATTCCTGTTATACTTCAAATTCAATGATCAGACCACGCATACGGATTACATTCACGCAACATGGAACGGAATTTTATCCTGATCGTGCTAATTCATTTGTGATGCAGTTCGTTCATGAATGCGAGATCACCTCATCGTGGAAGAATCTAACGGGGACGTGTAAGATTACCTTTCCTAAAAATATTATAATACGTCGAGCCGATGGCACCAAATACGACCTATCCTCAACGGTAAATATGATCGGTGGTAGTGAAGGATCGGAACCTCCATTGTTTGCCCGTGGCGATTCGGTGAAGGTCGAAGAATGCTATTGGTACTATGATGCACAGGGCAACGAGCAACGGCCCGACTATTACACAACATTTGAGGGATGGATCACCAAGGTAAAGACGAAGGTCCCGATTGAACT